CACACAAGCGCTATGCAAGACCCGAAGATTATGCAGCTTATGGGTCAGAACCCGAATGCACAGTCGATGATGGCGTCTATGCAGGCTCACATCGCGGAACACCTTGCATTCGAGTACCGCAAGCAAGTCGAAGCGCAGGCCGGTGTACCACTGCCTCCACCAGATGCAGAAATGGATCAGGACACCGAGATGGCCGTTTCTCGTCTAGCCGCACAGGCAGCTACCCAGTTGCTCCAGAAGAACCAAGCCGAAGCTCAACAACAGCAGAACCAACAGATGCAGCAGGACCCAATCGTCCAAATGCAACAACAAGAAATTCAGATTAAACAAGGCGAGCTTCAGATCAAGCAAGGTGAACTCGAACTTAAGAAGCAGAAGCTGCAGGTTGACGCCGCTGAAAAGAACGACCGACTCGAGCTTGAGATGGCGCGTATCGAGTCGCAAGAAGAGATAGCTGGCCTAAACGTCGGCGCAAAACTTGCAATGTCCAAGAGTGATTTGGACGCCAAACAAGAAGCAGAAGGACTCCGCATGGGTATCGAAGTTGCCCGCGAAGCCCTTCAAAGTGAACAACCCGTTCCCAACCAAGCAACGCCCAAGGAGAATGAATGACAAATGAGTTACTGATGTACCTGTCAAAAAAGGTACAAGATGAGATCGACGTAATTAGCGGCGACCTCGCCCGTGGTACTGCAAAGGATCATGGGGAATATAAATATGCCTGCGGAATTATTCGCGGACTTATGATGTCAAACGGTTTTATTGCTGAAACCGCACAAAGAATGGAACAAGACGATGACTGATATTGTTGGGGTCACCACCCCCTCGTTAGTGGGCCTTAATGGCAAACCCATTGTGGCAGCGGACAAAGAACCCGAAGTTCCGGTAGAAGACCGTGCAAAGCAACTTCCAGACCCATCAGGCTATCGCATCCTGTGCGCCATTCCTGAAGTCGAGGATAAGACCGCTGGCGGTATCTTCAAGGCCGACTCTACCAAGCAGTATGAAGAACTCACTACCCCAGTGCTTATGGTGCTGAAGATGGGTCCAGATTGCTACAAGGACGAGAAACGCTTCCCCTCTGGCCCATGGTGCCAAGAAGGTGACTTCATTCTTACCCGCCCAATGGCAGGTAGTCGTGTGAAAATTCACGGTCGTGAGTTCCGCATCATTAACGACGACAGTGTCGAAGGTGTCGTGGATGATCCTCGGGGCATTTCCCGCGCTTAACGGACGTAACCCGTACAAGGAGAAGTAAAATGACCATGCAGAATGAGGACGATTTCGACGATTTTTCGTACGAAATTGAAAGTGATACCCCCGTTTCTGAGGCTGATACGCCCGAAATTGAAATTGAAGATGATACCCCCGAAGCAGATCGTGGCCGTGAGCCAATGCCGAAGGAACTTGTTGAAGAATTGGAAGCTGATGAGCTTGAAGATTACTCCGACAAGGTAAAGACTCGCCTTAAACAGATGAAGAAAGTCTGGCACGACGAACGCCGTGAAAAAGAACGCGAGATGCGCGAGAAGACAGAAGCTCTTTCTGTTGCGCAACGTATTCTTGAAGAGAACCGCAGGTTAAAGAGTACGCTAGCACAGGGCGAACAGTCTCTGCTTGGTAGCTACAAACAAACTGCGGAGTTCGAGCTAGAGAAAGCTAGGCGTTCGTATCAAGATGCATACGAAGCCGGGGATACTGCCAAGGTACTTGACGCGCAGGAACAACTAAATTCTGCGCAATATAGGATACAGCAACTCGCTGGTTATCAACCTACTTTACAAGAAGAATATAATGAGGTAGAAATACCTCAACAGCAGGTGCAAATTCCGGAACCTGACCCTAAAACTATGGCGTGGCAAGAGCGCAATACGTGGTGGGGTACCGACCCGGAAATGACCGCATCGGCTCTTGGGCTTCACCAGAGGCTCATAAATGAACGTGGCCCGCAGTTTGCAGGCACCGACGAATATTGGGGCGCTATAGACAAAACTATGCGTCGTCGCTTCTCCGAGTACTTCGGAGATGAAATGGATAATGGTGACACCAGACCCAATGCACGCGAACAAAAAGCGTCATCAGTCGTCGCTCCAGCCTCACGAACACGGTCCCCCAAAAAGATTGTGTTGAAACAGTCCCAATTGGCAATCGCAAAACGTCTAGGCTTAACAGCTGAACAATATGCCCGTGAACTAGTGAAGATGGAGAAATAAGATGGCTAATTTAATTGACGCAATTGAAGGCAAGGTAGGCGCAGATCGCGCTCCTCGTGAAACTCGTGCAGAAGCTGAACGTCCTAAAGTATGGCAACCGGCATCGACCCTGCCAGAACCGGACAAGGAAGCTGGTTATGCGTATCGTTGGATACGTGTAGCATCAATGGGCCAGAATGACCCTCGCAATATCTCGTCCAAACTACGAGAAGGTTGGGAGCCGGTTAGCATCAAGGAACAACCTCAGTTCCAGATGTTGGTAGACCCTGACAGCCGTTTCAAAGACAACATCGAAGTCGCAGGACTGTTGTTGTGCAAGGCACCAGAAGAACTGATGCGGCAGCGTAAGGAATACTTTGCTGCTAAAAACCAGTCTCAGATGGACTCCGTGGACAATAACTTCATGCGTGAGAACGACGCTCGTATGCCACTCTTTAGGGAAAAACGGTCTACGACGTCATTTGGCAAAGGCAAATAGCTAAAGGAGCTATAAAATGGCATACCCTTCTGTTACCAGCCCTTACGGGCTAATCCCGATCAATTTGATCGGCGGACAGGTTTTTGCTGGTGCTACTCGTCAACTACCAATCGCGGTTAACTCCTCGACAGCCATCTTTTTTGGTGACGTCGTTAAGTTGCTCGCAAGCGGTACTGTTGGTAAGGACACTGGCACGGACGCTGCAACACCTGTCGGTGTTTTCCTTGGTTGCACCTATACGGACCCAACCTTTGGATTGACATTCCGTCAGTTCTACCCCGGCACCACGAACATCAGTGACATCACAGCATACGTTCAGGAAGACCCTGATGCGTTGTTCAAGGTCGCTGTATGCGCTGGTACCAACTCGAACACCATCAGCTATGTAACACAGGCTGCTGTTGGTTCGAACCTCAAGCTGGCAAACGGCGCAAACAACGTAGGTTCAACTGGAACTGGTAACTCACGGGTGGGTGTAGACTCAACCGAAGGTACTACTTCGACGTGGCCTATCCGCGTTGTGGACGTTGTTCCTGAAACTTCACCTGCTGGTAGCCCCGGTTCTTACACCGAAGTTATCGTCAAGTGGAACCAAGGCACCCACAGCTACCTCAACCCAACCGGTCTGGCATAAGGAGACTGAACAATGGCAATTTCACGCGCACAACTTCTTAAGGAACTGTTGCCCGGACTGAACGCTTTGTTCGGCCTTGAGTATGCACGTTACGGCGAAGAACACAAAGAAATCTACGAAACAGAGACTTCTGAGCGTTCTTTCGAAGAAGAAACCAAGCTGTCGGGCTTCTCGGCTGCTCCGGTTAAGAACGAAGGTTCGGCCATCGCGTATGACAACGCACAGGAAGTCTTCACCGCTCGCTACAACCACGAAACGATTGCCCTCGGGTTCTCGCTGACGGAAGAAGCGATTGAAGATAACTTGTACGACTCCTTGTCGTCGCGTTACACGAAGGCACTGGCTCGCGCCATGGCTTACACCAAGCAGACCAAGGCTGCTGCAACCCTGAACAATGGCTTCGACACCGATTATCCCGGTGGCGACGGCGTTCCGTTGTTCTCGGCTTCACACCCATTGGTTTCTGGTGGCACGAACTCGAACATCCCAAGCACTCCTGCTGATTTGAACGAAACGTCGCTTGAAGCGGCTGTAATTCAGATTGCAGCGTGGACGGATGAACGTGGCCTGCTCATCGCGGCTAAACCGCGTAAGCTCGTCGTACCACCAAGCCTGATGTTTGTTGCTACTCGCTTGCTCGAAACCGAACTTCGCGTTTCGACTGCAGACAACGACATCAACGCACTGAAGTCAAACGGCTCGATCCCAGAAGGTTACGCCGTAAACCACTTCTTGACCGACACGGATGCTTGGTTCTTGACCACAGACGTGCCAAACGGTCTGAAGCACTTTGTTCGTACGCCAATGGCGACGGGCATGGACGGTGACTTCGATACTGGTAACGTACGTTACAAGGCTCGTGAGCGTTATTCGTTCGGCTGGTCAGACCCTCTGGGTATGTTCGGCAGCGAAGGCGCAGCTTAATAAGTTTCCCCGAGAGCGTAGCTCAAGGGAACGGGGGGAAGGGAGGAGAGAAATCTCTTCCCTTCTTTTTTATATGTGCTATATCTACGTTACTAGGGATATTATTCGTACCGACCGGCCCAGCGGACTTAGTAGAGACGGTACGTACGAGTGCTACTACACAGGAGATAAGTCATGGCTAATACTACATTTAATGGTCCAGTTCGTTCTGAGAACGGCTTCCAAACAATTTCGATTAACGCCACAACCGGCGCTGTAACCGTAACTGGTTCATTTGGTGCAAATACTGTTGTAGCCGATTTGTTCGCTACAGGCTCTGTTGTCGCACGTAGCGGTTCCGCGCTCTCAGCTGGTGGCGCTGTAGCTTTCATTGCAACTAACACTGCTAATAACATGGGTATCTATGTCGGTTCCGGCGCTCCAACTGTTGCTGCTGCGCAGGGTTCGCTCTACCTCCGTAGCGATGGTAGCACGACTTCGACCCGTGCGTACATCAACACGAACGGTTCGACCACGTGGACGGCGCTCACGACCGCTGCTTAATCGGTAACAACCTCTAAGAAGGAGAATACTGATGGGTATGCAATATGATGTCAAATCCAAACACCTAGGTGCTTCAGGTGTTGCGTACGGTTCCCGTACGCGCCTTAAGGGGGCTATCCTATCCGCAAATGCGGCTGCGGCGCAGAGGAACGTCCTTTTTATGGACAATAACCCACAATCAGGTACGTACAGCATTACCTCAACCACGCTAACAGTTACGGTAGCAAATAATCTCGTTGCCGGTGATAGGGTATTTCTAGATTTTACTAGTGGTACTGCTGTGGATGGCGCGTATACGGTGCTTACTGCTAATGCCACTACCTTTACAGTTACTACTGCTGCATCGGGTACGGGTAACGTAACGGCCTACTTAACTGTATTGTTGGAAGCCGACAGCTATAACGCTGTGGCGTACTCTATCCTTATTCCCGGCGAAGGCATCCTTGCTGAAAACGGGATTTACGTGGGATTGCCTGCTAATATAACTGCTACAGCTTTCTACGGGTGATATATGCAACAGGAACAAAGCTACGACTTAGCTGGTAAGAGCATCTTCATTGCTCTTCCAGCGTACGACTTCAAGGTATCCTTGAAGCTAGCTGTTTCTCTTGCTCGTTTCGCGCAACAGGCTGCGCAGCACGGGGTTGATATTCAGATTGGCAGCATTTGTGGCTGTTCTGTTGTCTCCCGTGCGCGCAACTTGCTGGCGCAGGACTTGCTAGAGTCGAACTGCGATTTCCTAATGTTCATCGACTCGGACATCAACTTCGAGGCCGACGATATTTTCCGCCTTATGGCGTGGGGCACAGACCCTAAGAAGGGTATTGTAGCTGGCGTGCCGCGCACCCGCAGCGAAACCAAAACTTACATCGCTACTCTCGATCACGATGAAAATGGCGAACTCACCATGAACGGTATGGGTCTCGTACGTGCAAAGCGCGTGGCGACTGCCTTTATGTTGGTACGCCGCGAAGTCTTTGAGCAGATGGAAGCCGCCCATCCAGAGTGGAAATACTATGACACACGCACGGATCGTATGCTCACTGCGATGTTTGATTTCGAAGTTACGGAAGAAGGTTACATGGGGGAAGACTTCCTCTTCTGTGACCGTGCACGTGAACTCGGTTTCGACGTCTGGATCGACCCATCAATCTCGTTAGGTCACATGGGCGTACAGGAATATACCGGTAACTACGGTCAAGACATCCTCTATCCGATGGTTGTCCCCGCACAGAAGGACGCAGCATAATGGGTATTAAGTTAGGTGATATTTCGCCGTTCGCAGGTGCCGTAACGGGTAAAGGTCTATTCGGTAAGGGACTAGGTGCAATGAATAGGGCACTTGGTCCTATGGCGGGTATAGCGCCTCGTATGGCTGGAGCGGCACAGAAGAAAACCGCTCGGCGCGCAGCGACAGCCGCAGAAGTTGCGGCTATGCAAAGGGCTGACTTCGACGCCAAGCGCGCTGCTGCATCCGGTATGCGTGCTCGTCCGATGATGGAAGAAGTTATGGTAGCTGAAGAAGCTCCTGCC